TCTGTAGTGGCTGTTTCTGGCCAATCAAATTGACGCCAATAAGACCATCTCTGAGCAATAGAGTTGATAGCAAGTTCATCTTCACCTCCTAAGCCCATAACACGAGTGTCAACAGACAATTCATTTTTGGAATCAAGCGACAATTTAACAAGAGGTTCCGGTGCATCACTGTTGGTCAAATTGCCCATTACTCGTGGAACAAAAGGCTTGGTGTCATCCAAGATCTGAGGACGTGAATATCCAAAAATCTTTGCAACATCTCCAATTCGCGTAGAGATCAATGACGTAGCCTTAGCATACGGAGCAATAACCGGAATCATTGACAAAGCATCCGCAGCTCTAGCAATTGCAGAAGCTGGTTTGCTAATTAAACCATCCTTGACAAATTCATCAGCAGTAGATGTATTTGAACCCTTCATCATAGCCCCACTCTTCTTCTTGTCAGCTTGAGTATCATATGGTTTTGGAAAACCAAACTCATCTAACTCAGAATCATCCACATACCCCTGCTTAGTATAAACCTGTGTTGCATGTCCTAACATAATATCAGGATCATCAATCGGCTCTGGGGGTGTGGAGGGAATGGATGGCAAACGTACATCCTGGTCCAAAGGACTAGGTGCAATGTCTGCCTGAGCTACTGCAGTCGTGGGAACAGATAATGTCAAATTCTCTGCCCAACAAAAGACTGCAATTGTGATAGGATCTGAACCACCATTTGCATGCTGAAGTACATCAAAATCGTGAATATCAACTTCGCCCATCTCATCAGCCCAACCTGCTTTTGTTATATCCAAATAATTCTCTGGCCAAATGAATGGCAAAAGCATTTCACCTCCCTGTGAGGAAGTGGGATCCAATAACAGATGTGGCTTTTGAGATGCCTGTACCAAATCCTGTTCAACAAAAGTACGGTTGACTGTAACCTGATCGTCGGTCACATAAGGATTGTATGACAAGAGGGCACGTCCATAATAGAAACTATTGCCGTTAACTAGCACCTTCAAATGAAGATTGCAACGCAAGTTACGGTAACGGTTGATCTTGTCAAGGACGTCCGAATTAGAAAAGAACAATGCCCAAGGGTTGAAACGTGTAACCGCCAACGAAGATGACGGCACCCATTGGTATTCTTTGATCTTGATCGGTCTGCTGAGAAAATCACCTAGTTGAGCATCAGTAAAACCTGCCAATTTGGTTGTCTCATCCGGAGTAGCGACAATATTGTATGACCAGGGAGTATCCCCATCAATAAAATTCGTCGTCTGAGAAATTGTTTCATTCGAAACTTTGGAGATGTTATAAGCGGCACCTCCTTCCGCATTTTCTTCTTGTGTATAATTTTTACTAAACCACTTCTTAAGGTCGGTGCCCGGCTCAAAGCACCGCCAGCAACGTATTTAAATGTGAGTGACGAACTCTCCTGTAAATACAGGTATTCCACGAGGGGAATGTCTTACGTACAGCAAGCCGATATGCGTAATGATAATACATAAAACACACGCGATATGGTATCCAATACTGCACGGCCATTTTAAACTTACACTTCCCACGAATGGCTCCGGGGGGCGGATGAGTTTAACGTCCTCCCAGGACTGTTGGGAGAAGTTACAAATATCTCTCTTTGAACTTCTCCAAGCGGTCATCATAAGTCATGTTCAATTCGTTACACAAATGAGAAATACCAGCCTTCTCAGCTACTTCCTTCATTTGCTCACGTCTCTGATCATAAACTTTACGACCATATTGCCACCATTCTCTCAAAGCGCCATCAATGTTCTGAGCGCTCTGATCTTCAAGACCTACAGAACGCGATTTGCAAACAGTGTGCAAAGACTTCCAGATTGAATCCTCTTCCAACACCCCATGAATCAGCCCAGTTTCTTCCTCAAAGCGGTTCTTTCGCTTCAAGAAATCAGCCTCATCATCGTTCATGTAAGGCTTGGGCTCAGACTTTTTATCTGGCATGGTAAGAACCATATCCCTGTTGGCCAAAAAATGACTATAAGAGAGATGGTTGAGGAAATTGGTATCCTTGCGAGTCGATCCTTTGAAATCGTCGCCATATGTCATCACAGAGCATCGAGCCCTGAATTCATCTGGATAACCCAATTCCTTGGGATACAACTGGAAATAAGCGCATCTCATCAACAATGAGTTCACAGTGCAATTGACATATACCGTCATGTTGTGACCTGAAGGGTTAGAACCGGAGTGAATAATCACATCTCCATTGTAAGACACACAGGAGTATGCGATCTCGGTAGCTATTCCCTTCATTATGGTAATGTCTCTCTCTGAATACTGACCGTTCCATTGTGCGATTTGAATGTAAACCTCGAAAGCAGCAATAATAAGTTGAGCAGGCATACGCAAGTCATATTTACTGTAATCACCAGCAAAGATACGATCTGCACCAAACTTTCGCATGTGCTTTGCTAACTCATCCCACTCTGGGCC